ATTATGAAATTCACCATCACTGACAAAAAAGTATTGATTAACAACATGAATCACACTGTGACTGCTGTTAATGGATTAGACAGAATTGGTATCAACACCAGACTGCATTATATCAGTGAAGAACTCCTTAAGTTACGCACAAAGCAGTCTGAGTTAGTAGCAATGAGAGATGAACTTGACAGGATTTGTGAGATGCAAGAGGCAGGAGAATCTGCTGATGAATGTGATAACTTGTTTGAGCAAATGTTTGGTTTTGATGAGGCAGCATGACTAAAAAACAAGTTCTTGACATTGTAGGTAAAACTGCAAACAAAATTGATCCTAACATGGACAGACTAGAGAAGTTTGATGTATTTTGTAGAGTCTGTGATAGTGCATTAGCAGACTTCAGAATCACACAAGAGCAACACAAAAGGTGGACAGAATTGTTCTGATTATTGTTAGTTACCTCTAAACTGGACCTATAGTGTAAGCATCCAAACCATGAAACCCTATCCCCTTGGCATTGATAACCCCATCCTAGTTAAGGGTGTGTGGGGTTCACATAAGTGGGCATTGTATTGGAAGGAAGATATGCAAAAGATTGCAACATTCTCCAATCAATTTACTGCTTATCAGGCAAGATCTTTTATCCTTGAATCATTATGAACTCTGAAACAATGGATCTCAACAAACTTGAAATGTTGACACAAAGGGAACAACTAATGGAAGATATTGATTGTATTATAACATCACAATATTTGAATGATAAAATTGATGAAGATGATATGGAAGATTTAATTCGTGTCCTATGTGATGCTGTCTGCAAGAACTTTCCTGTGTAGATTGTTAGTTACCTCTAAACTGGACCTATAGTATGACAATGACTAAT